CGCAGCATTTTTCTCTTTGTTAGAACGCTGCGGACGTTGTTGTTGGTTGACTTGAGTGGGCATTTTACGGTAAAGCGACTTTTCATTTTTTAAAATCCGAGGCATGCTCTTACCTGAGCCGGATTTCAATGGAGAGCAAGCCTCCAAAGGTATGTACAAATGCTCGATCTCTCTGTTAGAAAGTTGACAATCGAACACCGCTAGGACCTCTGGATCTGGGTGCTTCCTCTTAAAAAGTGCTATCATTGAATCAACCAAGGGTAACCAACCCTCAGTATAATACCCCTCATATCTTAAATTTGAGAGCCTCTGAGCTCTAATAACCAAGTCGGCTGAGTTCGAAAACACAGCGGCTGAACTAAGACGGTCAATAGGAAGATAAGGAACAGTGAAACCGTTCCTGTCTACTGTGACCGAATGAGAAAGAAACGACAGTGTTGAGGCATCTGCCAGCTTCTCCTCCTGAGTTGTAAAAACAAAACCCAACTCAGCAGACGCTTTTATAATAGCGTCAGGGTCAAAAAGGTCTCGATATTCATCTGAGACAGAAAACATATCATCATCTCCGAAGAGATTCATATCAACATTTTCCTCAAAATCCTTGGAATAAACTTCCCAGTCCTCTTCACAAGGATGCTCATACACGGAAACGACCCATGCGTAAGCCTTAGCAATATAATGACCGATCGTGTTATCAACGATCGTATTCGAATGACCCGAAGGATTTCCAATTTCCTTCTGGCAAATCTCACCAAAAAGGGTCATTATGTGGCTCCTAAGAACTGCGCTCAAAATGTTGGACATAGCAATAGCAACCTCAATATCTGATCCATTCAACTCAGTTAAGCAATCGTACCTGAACTGATAAATAGACCCCATAATAAGGTCACCCATACAAGTGTCCCAACCACTAGCATCAGTGGAACCACAATTGTGCTTCCATCGGAGCTTTCCATAAACAAAATGAAAGCCTCCGGAAAATTTCGACATTCCGACACATGAACAA